TGATGAACTTATCTCCCGATGCTGCAGCCCGCGCCGCCTTTTGACCGATCACCGCAACGACGTCGCCCACGTGGCGCTGCAACAATTGTTGATGAGCGGCTTCGATCGAGTTGTATTGATCGTCGTCGTTCTCTTCGTCTTCTTCCTCACCCTCCGTGGGCACAACTCGCAGCGGCTTTTTCGCCGGCGGTGCGGCGCCTGGTTTGGTCGACGTGGTGTTCGGATTGACGAGCTTGTCGCCGCCGGCGATCGGCCCGAGGCTGAGTTTGCCACGCGCTTCGTTCGGTGTGATGATCATCTTCTCGACGCCCGTGCCGTAGGCCTCGAATTGTTCCTTGGGCGACATCTGCAAGAGATCATCGGTATTGTGTCCGAAGCAATGATTGCTCTGCCGTGCGGGAGGGAGCAACTTCACGCGACATTGTGACTGCGCCTCGCACATCAGCGGGCCCAGCGTCATATCGATGTAGTCGCGGGTGTCTTCGTATTTGTTTCCGTAGACGCCGGACGACTCGATGCCGAGGTGACCTGGTCGCATGTTGAAGGCGCGGGCCACGTCGCGAACGCCCTCCTCCCGGCCCTCGATCAGCTGCGTGTCCCGCATCGTCATTTGGCCTTCGTGAAACTTTGTTCCCTCGCGGCAAATGATCGTCGTGAACGCGGCGTTTGGATCTTCGTACTTGCGGCGAAAACCTTCTTCGAATTTGTCGGCACTCGGCTTCGGCATGCCGAGTGGAATTTCTAGCGTGCCGCCTCGCCGGCCACCGCGGCGGAACACGCGTGCGGTGAAGTCCATCGCTGCCAGGGCCAGCCCCCACGCGTCGCGCATCAACTTTGTCAGCTCGATCGCTTCCAGATTGTCGAAGCCGATCCCCTCGAGGTGAATAACGCGGTTCGCCGGCATGGGCACCAACTCACCATTGACCTCGGTTTCGAAATAGAGAATTCCGTTTTTGCGCTTCGGCCGCGTGCGATCGGACAGCAGGGGCAGCAGCGCAGCCGGCTCGCCGGCGGCATTCTGCGGCGCGAAGAGATACGCGTTTTGCCAAACGAGACGTTGGATCCAAACGCGCTTCCACATTTTGAAGGCGTCCATCTCCGCGTTCGGCTGAATGGCGACGAGCCGATAGATTGGATCGGTGTACAGCGTTTTGTATTTGCCCTCCGCTTCCTCGTACAGCTCCATCGTGCAGCGGGCCAGATCGCCACTGATGCGAGTCACCGCCTGGTAAACGGCCGGTAGATGGAGCGCCTTGTTGGGACTTACTCGCTGGCCGGATGTGGAGACAACGCCATCGCTCCACATCGACGGGTCGTCGAGTGGGAACGACGGATCTTCCATCGAGTAGTTGCGCCCCTCGCGGATCCTCGGCAAGCTGTTGACGATCGATCCGCCATCGACGACATAACTTGAGTAGCCAATTGATTTCATCACGCCGCCTCGACGTCATTGTTTTCGTAGTAACCGTATTGGGGACCGAGCTCGGCGAACATGACTTCCGACAGCGCCATGATCACGGCGCAGATCGGGTCGATCTTTTCCTCGGACCGCTCCTTGTCGGGCATGCGGTAGCCGCGGCCGTCTTTCCGCAGGACCAGGTTCATCGCTGACCAGGCCAAGAGCGGATTGCCGCCGTGCACCAGCCGCCCCTCGACCAGCATGTCAAGAAACTCCTGTACCGGCTCGTTGTATTTGCCGCACGTTTGGCCAAACCAGAAACTCGGAATGCCGAGCTCCGTCTCGATGTGCACACCCGGGGCGCGGCAGTTGTTGGGATCCATCGCGATCGTGCCGATGCCGAACGTGGCCCCGTCCTCTTCGATGGCGCCATAAATCGATTGCGGATCGGTGACCTGGCCGTGCGTAACCTCGAGGCATTTGTCCTTGTGGATCCACGAGTGCCATGGTTCCATCGTCAGATCGCGGCGGCCGTTTTCCGGAATCCAGGCCCTGAGCTTCACGGCTACGCGGCGCTTGAGCGTCCCCTCGATCTCGACCGGCTCGAGCGGGAACACGTAGGCCAGCGCCGCGATGTCCTCTTTCCAACCCCAGTCGAGACCGCCGTGCGAGGTGAGCCCGGTCAGGTCCGGCAGCGCTTCGTTGCCGCTGGCCCATAGCTCGCTGGTGATGACTTTGTTTTTGCTGGTTACACGGAGGTTTGTATTCAGCCGAGTGAAGTTGTTTTTCTGGCTGGGGTCGACGCGGGCCCGGGCTGCCATGCTTCGCAGCCCGTCGATTTTGACGACGCCGGCCGGCAGCATTGGGTTTGCTTTCTCCCAATTTTTTTCATCGAGCGGATCGTCCTTGTCGTCGATCTGCGCGATGTACACAAACAGATCGTCGGCTTCGATCTTGTTGTCGCGTTCAACAACCATGCGGGCGAAGTTGTACTCGGTGATCCAGACCTCGCTCGTCTCGTCGCCGGCCGTCGTGATGTACACAAGGAGCGGCTGCCGCCGCTTGGCCATCTTGGCTTTGATCGTATCGAGCGTCTGCCGATGATGATTGCGAAAGCGGTGGAGCTCATCGACGATGGCCACGTGGGGAATCATGCCGTCGTCGACCGTGCCCTCGGCGCCGATCAGCTCGAGCTTGGCACCGGTAAGCGGCACATACATCGTGTTCTTATACTTTTCGATCAGCTCGGCCAGGTTTGGATCCTTCGAACGAAACGCGGCCACTTCATCGAACACGCGTTTTGCCTGGTCGTCTTTCGTGCTCACGGCGTAGCATTCGGCACGCGCTTCGATGGGCTCGTCGAAGGCCATGCACAAGATCACGATGAACGCGGCAAACGGTGTCTTGCCGTTGCCGCTGGCCACGCTTATGAACGCGATGCGGAATCGCCGCATGGAGTCGCTGATGCGCAGCCAGCCGAAGAGACACCATGTGATGAACATCTGGAAAGCTTCTAGCTCGAACGGCATATCGTTATATTCGCCCGAGGACAGCGTCAGCATCCGGGCAATGTTAATCGCCCGGTTCGCACGGTCCTCGTCGAAATACCAGCCTTTCTTTTTTGCTTGTTTGAGATCGTCGACGTGTCGCCGGCAGGCGTCCTTCACCAACTTGCCGGCTGTGATCTTCCCGTTAAGCACGCCTTTGATGTACTCGTGAACGATCTCTCGGTTGGTCTGTGTTGCCATTTCATGGTCAATTGCGCTGAGGCGTAATGAGGGCGGTGAACGGATTCGAAGCGGCCTTCGGCAATACCTGCACGTTCGATCGACTCGACGGCGTCATGCCAAATTCACGGAGGATCGACAGGACGTTTTTCCACTCCCGATTTTTCACGGCCCAATATGGCGAGTACGCAAACTTCGGAATCTTACTCTCACCTTTTTCGAGCCACACCGGACCGACCTCGAGTACTTTCTGCAATGCGTCGACGTATAGCGCGTACGATCCACAGAGCAGCTCCAGCGCCGTGACGTCCATCGCTTTCGCGATCCCGGTATCGGTGAGATGCTTCGCGAACGCGCGATACGCTTTTTGCGCGTCGCCTTTTAAATAGGTTGGGCACTTCGGCAGCTTCCCCTCCGGCTGTGGCTCGTGCTGATTCAGCGGCCGCTTGCCCGGGTTGCCGCGTGCTTTCCTGATTGCCGTCGGCGTTGGCTTTGGTCCTCGCTTGCCCACTACGTCGCCTCCCCTTCGCGATGCGCTTTGCGGCCTGTGAACTTTTCCCAACGGTCCACGATGACATCGCAATAGAGCTGATCGAGCTCCATCAGTCGCGCTTGTCGATCGAGCTGCTCACAAGCGATCAGCGTTGACCCGCTCCCACCGAATAGATCGAGCACCGTTTCACCTGGTCGCGAGGAGTACTCGATCGCCCGGGCCGCGAGCTCCACCGGCTTCTCGGTGAGATGAACCATCTTCGTGGAATGAACTTTCTTGACGGTCCAGACGTCGGTCGCGTTCGGCGGGCCGAAGAATTCATGGCCCGCGCCTTGGCGCCAGCCGTAGAAACACCACTCATAGATCATTCCGAACACGCTCGGCCGCGGCCGGCGACGCGAACCAAAAAAGCACCACTCATGGTTGCCCATGAAATCTTTGCGTGTGACCACCGGGTGTTGTTTGACCCAGATGATGGCCTGCGAAAAGTAAAGCTCATTCGCGGCCAACGCGGGCGGATAGTTGCCGCAGTTGCCATAGCCGCCCCAAATATAGAACGAGCGACCCGGCTCGAGCACGCGCCCGATCTGACCGAACCATGCGCGCAGCAAGTGATCAAACTTTTCGGCCGATACAAAATCATTGGCGAGCGGTCGGTCCTTCGCGCGAAGTTTCTTGTCAGTCGGTCGCGCTTGCTCGGACCGGCCGAATGACGACAGCCCGGCGGCGATCGCGTTTGCGGACCGCGGTTCGACCTTCACGTTGTACGGCGGGTCGGTGTTTACGAGCTGCACCGGTTTCCCCTCGAGCAGGCAATCGACGTCTTCATCGATTGACGAGTCTCCGCACATCAACCGGTGCTTGCCGAGAACCCAAACGTCGCCACGTTTCGTGATTGCTTCGTCGGGTTGCGCCGGAACTTCATCCGGGCGGAGCTTCGTCGGGAGCTTGCCATAAGCGCTGGCCGCCAATTCCGAGACCATCTTTTCAAGGGCCGGGTTTGCGAATTCGACCTCGCTGATCAGAGCACTTAACTTGCCGGCGTCCGGTTCTGCCATGGCTGCCAGCGGGTCGATGCTCAAGAGCAGCTTGTCCGCCTCGGCCTCGTCGACGTCGAGGACAAGCACTGGGATCTCGGCATTGGCCGAAGTCTCCGCGCGGAGATGGCCATCAATTAGTTCTAAGCTGCCATCTTCCAATTCACGGGCGAGAACCGCGTCCGCGTAACCGACCTCGGCCAGGATCCCACGCAAAGCGTCTTGCTGCTTTTGCGGGTGCATCCGCCAATTGCGGGGGTTGGGGCGGAGCTCCGTCGCCCGGACGCGTCGCAGCTCCTTGATTCTGTCCCTAATCTTCATACCTACCCCTATTCAAAACTCGCGGAGAAATATGCTCGTTGGGGAAAGCGGTCAGGGGGCGGGAGGGCGGTCAAAAAATGACCGCCCCCCCGTCGCTCCGTCCGCGTTTTGTTGTTCGATTATGCTGCGTGCCACAGGTGATGCGGCGCGCGCTCGATGTATCTCTCTGTCAAGTGAATTACTTTACCCATAATAATAGATGCCAATACACTAGCCGTTGTTGGCGACGCCACAATCACGACGCACGCACGTGTTTGCCTGGCCATCCATTCGTCGCGAGCCGCGATCACTTCCTCGATCGTCGTCAGCTCTTCATGCTCATCTGCATCCCAGTAGTTGAAGCCCGTGCTCTTCGCGAATGTTGTCTTGCCGGTACCCGGTAGACCGCAGACAACAATGCGATCAGGCCTGGGCTCCCATTGGTTCTGCGGCTCAACCTTTGCTTTTCTCGAATTACAACGAATACACATCGAACACCAGTTGTCGACTTCCAATCTCAGCTCAGGGCAGGAGTGGATCGGCACGATGTGATCCACGCACTGCACGGCCCGCACTCTCCTCACCAATAGGCACTGCACGCACAACGGGTTCAGCCTTCGATATCGTTTACTCGCCTCCTGCCAATCATGGTCATAACCTCGCTGCGAGGTGGTCTTCCGCCGCGTGTCGACGGCGAACCAGGCCCGCGTTCGTTTGCCTGGTTCTCTTGGCGTCATGGGATGATCAGCGTGGCCTTCCGCACGAGCACCTGCTCGTCAGTAGTTTTAATTGTCGTCGTGAGCGTGTAAGTGCCCGCGTCGACTGCTGCCTCATCCTCCTCGTCCTGCTTGGCGTCGATCGGAATATGCACCTTCTTCTTGTCGGGGCTGATCGTCGGCGTGCCGAGGACCGGCTCATCGCCAACCGTCGGCGAGATCGTTACGGAAAGTACCTGCAAGATTGAAACCTCGCTCGACATCGGCGTGGTGAAGTCCATGCCGAACACGCGATCGAAGCCGTTGAACTCCGTGAATACATTCGGCGACGTGATCTGCGTATCGTTGTCGAAGCGGTACATCCGGCCGGCCGCGACAAATGTCGGCGAGATCGCGCTGCCCTGCGCCATGGCCGCCAGGTCGTCGACCAGCTGGGCGATTTGCTCAACGGCGGTTTGCGCGTCGTGAATGGCCGTCGTGGCCGTCCAAGATGCCCGAATTACGTTCGAATTCGCAGACTCGTTAAAGCTCTTGTCGACGGCTTTGACGTAGTAATCGTAGCGCACACCGCTGGCCGCCGTTTCGTCGAGCCATTCGCTCGCCCGCGTGTCTTGAATATGCTCGGCCGTGGCCCCGTCCGTCGAGCGCCAGACTTCGAAGAGCAACACGTCCGAACTAACCGACGTCCAACGCAAGGCGATACCGTTATCGCGGGCACTGGCAAATTGCAGCACGGGCGCGGTTGGCGGCGTGGTGTCGATGTCGAGTGCTTCGAACGATTCCAAATGCAAGCCCGTCGTCGCCGACGCCGTCGCGCTCGAAATATAGAACCCGCAACTGCCAGGCCCGGCGAGCGTGGCGTCGGTCGCAATGAATTTGCCCCATAGGTGGAAAGCGTTGCCCGTGCCCGTGTTGTCAATCCAGAACTCGCCCCGTATTTCGCTGCCCACGGCCTGGCATGCCAGTCGATACTTTTTATTCACGGCCGGGTTGTCCGCCACGAAAACCGGCACCGATTGAATCGTCGTTAGGCCGCTGTTGTTTCGCTTCAAACCAATGGTTAGCGTGGTTCCCGTCCACACGGCGTCACAGCGGTAATCCTGCGTGGCAGCACCATTCATCCGCACCATTGCGGAGAGGTTGAAATTCGCCGGCACGGTCGGAAACGAGAAATCAATCACGGTCCGCTGGCCGCTGGCCGCCATAGTGGCGCTATTGGTGTAGACGGCCCCGGTCACGTCATTGATAAAGCAGCGGCCATACGGATTGATCACGGCGCTGGCTGTGCCGAAGGTCTTCGTCCAGGTTTTCAGGTCAAGCGCCGTGTGGCTTTGCAGATTGACGCCCGCCACTTCGGCCAATCGCAACGAAAAATTATCGTAGGCGTTGCGGGTGTTCGCCGGCCGCAAGAATTCGGCCAGCATGACGCGCGTATCGGCGGCCAGGCGGCCGTCGAGATACGACGAAAAATTCATCAGGTAGCCCACAGGCGGACTGGCCAGATTTTCCATGCGGAAACGTCGGCCGATGGGCGAGCCGGCGCTGGCCGCTACCATCGTGTCGCCGTCAATGTGGTCGAACCACGCCACGGCGATCGCGTCAGCCACTTTATCTTGCGTGGTGTCCCACAAAAACGCGCCTTGATAACCCGTGATTTGCCCGGCGACCGGCTCGCCCGTCGTTGGGCGTTCGAAAATCGCTACGTCGCCATGCAGCGCCGGCTCGCTGCCGTCCAAATGGTCGTTGATGCCAATTACGCAATTAGGCTGCAATTCCTTGATGTGGGCATAGATTTCGTCGTAATCAACGTCCGTGTATCCCACGCCGCCGATCGGCGTCCAAATATCACCCCAACCGTCGAGAAGGATAAAATCAATCGTCCCGTAGACGTCTTCGTTGAGAATTTCCGAAAGCTGGTCTTTCGTCCATTGCGTGTACGTGGCCACGGTCACACTAGCCGGCGTACCGCCATGCAGCGATTCAAGGTACTCATCCCAGATACAAAAGTAATAACCGACGCGCAGGCCGTGCTGGCGGGCCTTGTTGTTGTGCTCGAGCAGCACATTGCGATTGCCGTTCTTGGTGTACCACGGCGCTTCAACAATCGTCCGCTTGTTGCCGCCCGAGGTGACCGCGCTCGGCCAGAGGCAGAATCCGTCGACGTGCTTTGTCGTGAGGATCGCGCCCGTCGCGCCGAGGTTGCGCGACCATTTCATGTACTCGTCGAAGTCCAACTGGGTCGGGTTGAACAAGCTGGTCGGGTGCGTCGCGGGAACTGCGATTTCGGATGGCAGCGAGGCCACCGAGATGTAGGTCGGAATTTGTAGGTGATTCGAGACCCACATTCCCGACTGCGCGAGCTGCGCCGGCGTGTAGGGCTGCGCCTGGCTAACGCTCGTCGGGCCAACGAGCACGGCGAACGCCAGCGGCAATGCCAAAAGACTACGAACGATGAAAGAGCGAAAGCGATTCACTTCGAACCTCCCCATGGATATTGCCGTGCTAACTTTTCAGGTAAGTGGTGAATGTCGAGCGAGATATTGCCGCCCGGCATCCCGTTGAGTTTCACGTCGCACTCGAACAAGTCCTCCGACGTCGGGCCCGCAAGAGCGAGGCCGATTCTCAACTTCGGCCCCTGGTACCGACCGACTGCTGGTCCAAGGTACTCGTAAGGAATGAAGCGGCGCTTCATCGGCCGGTAGCCGCCGTCGCAGTGACGGTGAGGGCACTTGGCCCCGTTCACTTTTCCGGTTGCGTTGCAGCGATCGCAGGGCTCTACGAACGTATCGAGCCGCCCATCTTCGATCACGAAGCTATCCGTGTTGTGCGAATAACTGTGGTTGCGAATGAGCGTCACGTTCCGATGATTGGCGACTAGATAGTCAATGTGAACATTGCCGCCATTCTTGGCGTCGATGATTACGCCTGCTGGATTGTCGCCCGTCTGCGTGAATTGAATTTCAATGAAGCGATGGCAGACGGCGTTGATGTTATCGAGGAGGAAAAAGCCGTCGCAGCCGTGAGCGATGCAGATTCCCCAGGTGGTTTGGTCCGCGTGGTTATTCGTCGGCTCGAATTCTCCGACATCGTTCACAAAGCCACTCAGCGCCGCACCGAAGTAGCCGGCCTGGCAGACCGTCACGTTGTTGATGAAGTGCATGCCGCTGGCGGGCTGAATGCGCCCCTCGAGCAGAATGCCGTAGGTGGTCTTTGTTCCGGTGGCAGAGAGTGCCCACTGCGGAATCGGGCGGCCGTTCAAGACGACGTTTTCCAGACGGAAGCCTGACCCACACAAGCGAAACACGGCGCCGCCGTTCTCCCCGTCCAGCCGCGTAATGCGAGAGACGGCCAGGCCGAGCGGGGCATCGCCCTTGAAATCGTAACTCCCGAGCTGGTACCCGCGGCCTCCGACGCCGACAAACACCCCGCCCACCTTCGGCGGCTGCCGGAGCTCGCCGATGATGAACAGTTCCTTGGCCGGCATCGTGAGACAGACGCCGGCGGCGAGCGCGTTGTTAATTTTGATGCGATTCTCGATCGCGACTTTCGGATCCGCGCTGTCGAGCACGCAACCCAGGTCCTGCTCGATGCACGACGTCGGCAGCGGCCTCGGCCGAGCCTCGTCGCGGAGCACGATCTCGAGCTGCGAGAGCTCACGGCCGGGCGGGATATTAAACGTCTGCGCGCAACAGCAACTCGCAATCGCAAGCAGGGCGAGAATCGCCTGGCTGAAAGGTTTCATCGATCCGTCTCCGGTTTGTCTGCCAGGTGTGGCACAATTAAAGAGTGCAGGCCATCGGGTCCATCTGGCCTGGTCCGCGGCCGCTGGCCGCTGATCGCGGCGCGAAAACTCTCCATCGCCGTTGTGTTCCGCTCGAGCGCTTGGACCAGCGTCTCGCGGATAAACTTGTCCTGCTCGTTGATGCGGACCATCATCGCGCCGCCCACCTGGTAGCCGCAGAACAACAGGAACACGGCCAGACCGACAGGCATGCCCAGCTTCTCGATGATGGTCAACCATTTTTCATTCATGGCTTCAGCTCCGGATACTTTTTCCAGAGGGCGCGGCGGTCCGCCGCCGTCGGCGCATAGACCAGGTCGTCAATAAACGGCGCCATGACGCTCGGCCTGTCGCCGATGTGATCGAGTCCGATTGCGTGGCCGATCTCGTGCACGGCCGTCGCGAGTAGACTCTGCCGTGTCCACATCGCCGCCAGGTCAAACCGAATTGTCCGAGGTCGTGGATCTCGCAGGTCCAAGCAATCACTGTTCGCAACCGCTTTACTGCGACCGGCAAAACCGTCGCGCTTGCCGCGGCCAGGCTCGAACGAAATCAGCGCGTGCAATTTGAACGTCGTACGAACAAACGGCACGGTGAGGAGCTGCTGCCATATGGCAACGCTGCCGACGATCGCTTCGCAGACGTCCGCGCGTGAGAGCCCGTGCAGCTTGAGCTCCGGATCGATGCCCCATTGAATGACGGAAGGGAGACTCATTTGCCGAGGCCTCCGAGCACCATCGCGGCAGCGCAGAGGATCTCGACGAGTGTCAGGCCGTTCGCCGTGTGCAATAGCCAGCTCGGCCGTGGCAAGACGGCGCGGCCGCTCAGCCGCCAGTACAAGTAGGCGCTGTAGAGGCCGCCCACGAGCAGGTGAGCCGCTGCTTCGTAGCTGGATTGCGCATGCTCACCCACGGTCCAGAAAAGCAGCAACGGCCGGACCGCAGCCAACGCGATCGCGAATGCGATGACAATGATTTTTAATGTCTGTTTCATCGGCCGAGTACGCCTCCCTTCATCGAGCTGGCGTGCTTCGATTTGATTTGCAGAGCGCCGATCGAATGCTCGCCCACGCGGACGTCGGCCAGTAGCCGCTCCAGCGTCATGTAATCGATCACGCGATTGCTGGTGATGGGGAATGTCACGAGCGCGGCTTTGTTGAGCGCAATCTTTTCGAGGTTCGCTTTCGCCGCCAGGCCGAGAATCTTCTCGGCCGCGTCGGAGGTCCGCGATTCCGGAGCCCAGCATTCCTTCTCGCCGGCCAGCAGCCGTACGCGCACCACGACGCGGAGCTCGACGTCAACCGTGTCACCGTCGACGATGTTCGTGACGGTGCAGGGCAGGGTGATCCGCGGCTCGAGCTGAGCGCACACACTAGCACAAACGCAAAAATGCAAAGCGGCGATCGCCGCAATGCAGGTTGCAAAAACAGTGGTCTGTCGGCGCATGAGCTCAAAGCTTTCGGCTTACGATGGTTGTAGTAAGATGGTCCGTCGCCGCGTGGGCGCCGGGGCCGAAGGGCAGACACGTGCTTGTGCTGGTTCCGACGTTACCTCGGCGCCCGCCGCGGACAACACGGAAGACGGGTTACGGGCCGATCGGCGGCGGAATGATCGCGACAGTCGCCTTTGCGCCATCGCTTTCCTTCAGGCCGGCCGACGCGTTCGAGAAGCCGTTCGGTCCGATCGTCTGATCGGTGCGGTTGGCCGCGTACCAATCCGTAAGATTGGTCGGCCACGGCTTCAGCGGCGGCAGTTGCGTGATCGGAATGCCTTCGGCCAGAAACTCGATCTTGTCCTCGGTATAGCGGCGATCGAGCCGCGGCACGGTGTCGGTCAGCTCCGTCGACGTGAAGAACTCGTAAGGATTGAACGCTTGGAAGTCGGCGGCCGTGAGCACGAAGCCGTCGGCTTCCGCTGTGACTTTGTCCTTGTTAAACAGCTCGATCGCCATGTTCGTGTACACGCGCTTGATGTACTGTCCGACGTGGCCCGCGAAGGCGGTGGAGATTTCAATCTCCTTGTGGTTTTCCGTGTGCTGCATTGATTCTGCCAGCATGATGAAGATCAGGTTCGCCCACTTCTTCATGAACGGATTACGCACCAGGAAGTAGGGGCAGGGGTAAACGCGGAAGGCCTCGCCGGCCGGCCGCGCATGGCTGACTTCCATGTTGTCCTGATGTGGCGGCACAGCGTTGCCGGCCAGCAGCTGGGCGCAGCGCACATAGAGCTTGTGAACTCGCTTGAGCGTGTTGATCGAAGGCGGCGTTCGCGAATCGATGTCCGCGTGGTGCATGATGTTGAACAGATTCCGGCCAACCAGGCTCACCAGGTTGAGGATTTGCGGGTTGAGCGAGCCGACGTCGTTCGACCAATTCGGCACTGCGTAGCCCGCCGCGCCAAATTCACCCACGCTGTAGTGCAGAATTGCATCCGTGTCTGTGACCATTGACTTTCAAACCTTTCGAAATGCGCCGTTACTTATTCGCGGCCAGGTACTGTTTGATGAGTGAGTCGAGATTCATCACCGTGTCATCGGTGCCCGGGTACTTGCGAACCATCTGCTCGCAGGCCCAGTGGTAAGCTGCGTTGTGCCGATCACTCTCGACAGGCACGTAGTGGTTCTCATGGACCACGTTTTGTGGCAGCGGCGGCGAGTCGACGGGAATCGGTCGGAAGATTTTTAACGGCGGCTGCTTTTGTGCTTCGCGGGCCGCAGCGGCTTTTCGTGCCGACCGCCAACGCGTGAGCCGCCCCACGGTGGCAATGCCGATCATGGCAAAGCCAATCGGGCCGCCGATCGCCAGGCCTGCTTTCGGTAAGGCCGAAAGCACGGCATCACGAACGAACGTCTTGACTTCGCCGCGGACGTCGCCCGTCGCCGCGGCGACGTCGGCCGGCGATGCAAATTGCGTGGTGTCGATCGGCGCGGGCACCTGGATCTGTTTGGCGTACGGCGCCAGATCGTCGTGCACCAGGTACGCGCCCTTGTCTTGTTTCGTTTGAACGAGCTCGTCAATGCGCCGCTCAATAGGACTCAGGTCGACCGCGGCGGTTTGAAACGTCGCCGGTGATGAGCTCGCAGCGGCTTGCTGTGTCGGTTGCACACGCGGCCGCGTGAGCACGGGATTCGTCAGCCGCGGCTGTGCCGTTTGCTGTGATGCGGTGCTATTCCAACCGCGAGCGTGAGGGATGATGGCGGCCGGCCGGCCAGGCAGACACGAGTCGAGAAAACGACGCAACGGCTCACCGCCGCCGAAATAGACCTCGTGTTGATACGTGCCCCAATTCACGCCGACGATCTCGCCGGCGGCGTTTACGACCGGTCCGCCGGAGTCG